AGCAAGTAATACAATTACTGTTGATCTTGTAAACACTGCAGTTACCCCAGGTTCTTACGGTTCATCGACTCAAATCCCAACATTTACTGTTGATGCAAAAGGTCGCTTAACTGCTGCTGGTACAGCTGCGGTTGGTACTGCTTTAACAGTTGCTGGTGATTCTGGTTCGGAAACCATTAACCTGTTGAGTGAAACATTAACAGTTTCTGGTGGTACAAACCTGACTTCTTCTGCTTCAGGTAATACTGTTACAGTTAACCTGGATCCTTCTATCGATCTGACAAGCGTTAAAGCAACAGGAATTATCACTGCTGCTCAGTTTGTAACTGGAGCATCTGGACAAGCAATCGGAATCAACTCAAGCACAATTTCTGGTCCTGCAGAAATTATCATTGACCCTGCTGGTGTTGGTGATAATACTGGTGCTGTAAGAATTAAGGGTGACCTGTTTGTTGATGGTGTTCAGACTGTCATCAATTCCACAACAATTGAACTTGCAGATTTCATCGTTGGTATTGCTTCTACAGCAACAACTGATGCACTTGCAGACGGTGCTGGTATTAAAATTGGTCCAAATAATACTTTAACATATGATAATGCGAATACAGCTCTGAAATCAAGTGAAAACTTTAATCTTGCTTCGGGCAAAACATATAAAATTAATGGTGTTGATGTCTTAAGTGCAACTTCACTTTCAATCACTAACGTTAATGCTTCTGGTGTTGTAACCGCTACTAGTGGTTTCTCCGGAAACTTAACTGGTAACGTAACTGGTAACGTAACCGGTAACTTAACTGGTGAAGTTAATGCTGCTGCATTCGATACCAATGCATCTGGTGTAGTTGTAACTGGTGTTGCTACCGCTACTTCATTCTCTGGTCCTCTGACTGGAAATGTAACTGGTAACGTAACCGGTAACTTAACTGGTGAAGTTAATGCTGCTGCATTTGACACAAACGCTTCTGGTGTTGTAGTTTCTGGCGTTTCTACTTTTACAGGAGCCGCTGTATTCCAAAGTACCGCAAGTTTTGGAGATAATGATGAACTTAGATTAGGCGATTCTAATGATTTAAAGATTGTTCATTCAGCATCTGGAGCTCCATTTGATCGCAATAGAATTATTTCTAATGTCACTTCATCTAGCATTATTGGACTTGCGGTTGAAAGCGCAGGTGGAATGATTGTTTTAAGTAAAAATGATGTAGTCACTGGTGGTGAAAACATTGCAAGATTTATTCCAGATGGTGCAGTAGAGCTTTATCACGATAGCTCCAAGAAGTTTGAAACCACAGGATACGGTGCAACCGTCTTTGGAACTTTACAATCTCAGCAAATAAATGTTTCTGGTGTTACAACCTCTTCTGGTGGTTTTGTTGGTAATTTAACAGGTAATGCTGATACAGCAACTACTTTACAAACTTCTAGAAACTTCCAAGTTACTGGTGACGCATCTTCTTCTGCAGTTTCATTTAATGGTTCAGCAAACGTTGGTCTTGCAATTACTCTTGCAGATACTGCAGTAACTCCTGGTTCTTATGGTTCATCCACTCAGATTCCAACATTTACTGTTGATTCGAAGGGTCGTTTAACTGCTGCTGGAACTGCATCTGTAGGTACTGCACTTACCGTTGCTGGTGATTCTGGATCCGAGAATATTAATTTACTCACAGAAACTCTGACAGTTGCTGGTGGTACAAACTTAACTTCTTCAGCTGCTTCAAACACAGTTACAATTAATCTCGACAATAACATTTCATTAACAAGTGTTGTTGCTTCTGGTGTTGTAACTGCTACTAGTGGTTTCTCTGGAAACTTAACTGGTAACGTTACAGGTAACGTAACTGGTAACTTAACTGGTGAAGTTAACGCTGCTGCGTTTGATACAAACGCTTCTGGTGTAGTTGTAACTGGTGTAACTACTTCATCTAGTGGTTTCTCCGGAAACTTAACTGGTAACGTAACTGGCAATTTAACTGGTGAAGTTAATGCTGCTGCATTTGATACAAACGCTTCTGGTGTTGTTGTAACTGGCGTGGCCACTGCTACTTCGTTCTCTGGTCCTCTGACTGGTAACGTAACTGGCAATGTTACAGGTAATGTAACTGGAAATTCAAGTACAGCATCTGCTCTGCAGACCGCTAGAACGATTGCTATTACTGGTGACGTAGCAGGATCTGTCTCATTCGATGGATCATCTAATGTTTCGATTGCGGCTACAATCCAACCAAATAGCGTTGCTCTTGGTGGAGATACAACTGGTAACTACGTTGCTACTGTTGCTGATGCTGGATCATCTGACATTGTTGTTTCGGGTTCTGGTTCAGAAACTGCTGCAGTAACATTAGGTCTTTCGACAACTGGAGTCGTTGCTGGTTCTTATGGTTCGTCCAGTGTAATCCCAACATTTACTGTTGATTCAAGAGGTCGTTTAACTGCTGCTGGTACAGCTCCAGTTGGTACTGCTTTAACGGTTGCTGGTGATTCTGGTTCAGAAACCATCAACTTACTGTCTGAGACTTTAACAATCACAGGTGGTACAAACCTGACTTCTTCAGCTGCTTCTAATGCTGTTACTGTCAACTTAGATCCTAACATCTCACTGACAAGTGTTGTTGCTTCTGGTATTGTAACTGCTGCTCAGTTTGTAACTGGTGCTTCGGGTCAGGCAATTGGTATTAGTACCAATGTAATTTCAGGTCCAGATGTTATCACCATTGACCCCGCTGCTGTTGGAGACAACACTGGTGCTGTTAGAATTAAGGGTGATCTTTATGTTGATGGTGCTCAGTTCTTTGTAAATTCTGGTACGATCGAATTAGCAGATTTCATTGTTGGTGTTGCTACAACTGCATCGACAAATGCTGTTCTTGATGGAGCTGGAATTGGAATTGGTTCTGCAAACGTCCGCAAGACTTTAACTTGGAATAATACATCAAACTCTCTGAAGTCAAGCGAAAATCTTGATCTTGCCTCTGGCAAATCATATAAGATTAATGGAACTGAAGTTCTGAGTGCAAACTCATTAACAATCACCAACGTCAATGCTTCGGGTATTGTAAGTGCTACAACTTTTGTTGGTGCTCTTACTGGTAACTCTTCTACAGCATCTGCTCTGCAGACTGCTAGAACAATCTCGATTACTGGTGATGTTGCTGGATCTGTCTCGTTTGATGGATCATCTAATGTTTCTATTGCTGCAACAATTCAACCAAACTCTGTTACTCTTGGATCAGATACAACTGGTAACTATGTTGCAACCGTTGCTGATTCGGGTTCATCGGACATCGTAGTTAACAACTCTGGTAGTGAAACTGCTGCGGTTACTCTTGGTCTTACAACCACTGGCGTAGTTGCTGGTTCTTATGGTTCAACAACTGCAATTCCTACATTCACTGTCGACTCAAGAGGTCGTTTAACTTCTGTCGGAACAGCTTTAGTTGGTACTGCTTTAACAGTTGCTGGTGATTCTGGTTCAGAAACCATCAACCTGTTAACCGAAACCTTAACAGTTTCTGGTGGTACAAACCTGACTTCTTCGGCATCAGGAAATGCAGTAACAGTCAACCTCGACAATAACATTTCACTGACAAGTGTTGTTGCTTCTGGTGTTGTAACTGCTACTAGTGGTTTCTCTGGAAACTTAACTGGAAACGTTACGGGTAATGTAACTGGTAATCTTGCTGGTAATGTAAATGCAACATCTGGTATTTCAACATTCAATAATATTGATATCAATGGAACTCTGACCGATGTCAACAATAGCACTGGTACTTCCGGTTACATTCTTAAGAACGTTGGAACTGGCGTTTCTTGGGCACCTATTGCAGACTCATTACCAACACTGAGAACAACTTCAGTTCAGACTGCAACTTCTGGTCAAACTTCATTCACAGTTAACTACACTGTAAGTTTCCTTGACGTATTCATTAATGGTGTTAAACTTGCTCCAAGCGAATTTACTGCAAATAATGGAACGACAGTTACCCTGAATGAATCTGCTTTTGCTGGTGATGTTGTTGAATTCTATGCATACAATACTGTTACTGGTGCAACTGGATCGGTTAATAGTCTGAATGATCTTTCAGATGTCAATTTAACATCGTCTTCAAACGGTCAAATCCTCCAGTACAATGGTTCTGAGTGGGTTAACTCTTCATCTCTGGTTGGAATCAACTCTGTTGATGCAACAACCATTGCAACACTTGAAACTGCTCTTGGATATGCTCCAAACACCTTCAACTCGCTGCTTATCAGCAATGCAGGTGTTTCGACATTCACTGGTGCAGTTAATGCAAACACAACAATGACCATTAGTGGTCAGTTAAGTTGTGCTGATGTTAACGCAACTGGAATTGTCACTGCAACAGATTTCAACGCAACTTCGGATAGAAACCTGAAGGATAACATCCGCGTCATTGAAAATGCATCCGAACTGGTTGGAAAACTGGAAGGTGTACACTTCACTTGGAAGTCAAGTGGTGCTGAAACCTGTGGTGTTGTTGCACAACAGATTGAGGAGCACCTGCCACAACTCGTACACACGGGTGAAGATCATAAGACTGTTAACTACAACGGTCTTGTCGGTGTTCTGATTGCTGCTGTACGTGAGCAAGGCGAAATGATCGCTGCGCTTAAGGCAGAAATCGAAGAACTCAAGAAGTGATTCGTCACTGACTAAGTTCTGATGGGGGCAGACAACTGCCCCCTTTTTTTATAAATAGAAATAAAAAAACAATGGATGAGCAAAGATATTGTCCACTCTGCGACAAACGAGAAACTAGATCTGAGTGTTCTTACGGAGAAAAGGCTTGGGATAAAGTTTCTATTAAAGACCATGAATACTCAATGGCTCGTTCAGAATTAAAAACGATTGCAGATGCAGTAAAAAGATTGCAAATGAAAGTTGGTAAAGGTGAGGGAAGTTTGGAAGCATGGGTTCAATCAAAAATCACCAAAGCAGCAGATTACATTGATACAGCAGCAGATTATGTTGCAAGCGGAGAAATGGAAGAGTCGGTTCGTCTTCCAGCAACCAACGGCAATATCATTTCAGTAATTATTTCTTGGCGTGGAAAAACATACATGAATAAGATGTTTTTCCCACAAGTTAATATGCCAAGTAGAAGAGAAATAACAGACCAAATCCAAAAAGTGTATCCTGGAGCATCGGTCCTTCAATATAATGTTGCAGGATTAGAACCAGGACAACCATTGATTCAAGTTTATGATCGCCAAAAATCCAAGAATTATCTTTTAAATAATGGAACAATTGGTGAAGAAACGATTGAGGAAGTTGCCGCATGGCAACGTAAAGAAGGAAAGAATCAAAGTGGTGGACTCAATGAAAAGGGTCGTAAATCATATGAGCGTGAAAATCCTGGAAGCGACCTTAAGGCACCTTCAAAGAAGGTTGGAAATCCCCGCAGGGCATCATTCTGTGCAAGAATGAAAGGTATGAAAAAGAAACTAACTTCATCAAAAACTGCTAATGATCCCAATAGCAGAATCAATAAGTCCCTCAGAGCTTGGAATTGCTGACATGAAAAGTTTTAATCAATTTATCTCCGAAAGCGTAAATATTTCAGGAGACTTCAACGGAACTTTGATTATGGGTGGCAGTGAGCCACAACAACAAAAAGTTGAAGAGGAATTTTATGCGGACATTGTTTGGCAAGGAAGTCTTTACAGACTTAAGGTTTCCACTGAGAATGGAATTTCTTCTTTAAGTGGATTATCGGAACAACTTCAAGATCAATACCCAGGTGCAATTGTACATCAGGTCTATCCCGTAATTGAAGATAAAGTAAAAATCAAAGATTCTAAAAGATATCATCCTGCAAAATTAGATTGGATTTAATTTATGGCTCAGTGGAATAAGACTACACAAGATTTTCTAAACCAAGAAAGATCTTTATTTGAGGTTTTTAATATTGCAGATCACTGGGGAAACCAGACGGACTGGAGACCTCAATTTACTGGTAATAATAGATTTAAAATATCTCCATATCAAACAGTATTCTTTAACACCTTCCAGTATGGTAAAGAGACTGATGTATGGGATGAAAGAATAGTTGGAGTAGGAACTGCAACATTTAATGCAAATGCCAGTAATATTATAATGCAAGTTGGATCTACTACTGGTAGTAAAGTAATTCGTCAAACCAAGAATGTGATGAGATACATTCCTGGTAGAGGTGCAACTCTTGCATTTGCAATTCGTCTTGATACACCACAGGTAGGTATTCGCAGAAGATTTGGATTGTTTGATGACAATAATGGTGTTTTCTTTGAGGATAATGGCGGAACATATTCTTATGTAATTCGCAGTAGTGTAACTGGAATTACCACAGAAACCAGAGTATACCGAGATGAATGGAATGGTGAAAAGTTTGATGGAAATGGGTGGACTGGAGTAACTGCAGATCCAACAAAACAACAAATGATTTCTATCAATTATGAATGGTATGGTGCAGGTATAATTCAATTTGCTTGGTTAATGAAGAATGAGACTGTTGCATCCCATACTTTTGAGAACTCAAATACCAATCCAGCAGTTTGGTGTTCTACTCCATTCTTACCAATTAGACTTGAGATAGAAAATATAACTGGTGTTGCAGGAACTCATTACCTTTATCAAGGTTCTAATTCTCTTATTCAGGAAGGAGAACCAGAAAAACTTGGAACTCTTTTGAGCATATCAAATCCCATCACAGGGACAACAATGACATCAGCGAATACATTCTATCCGATTATAAGCATTCGTTTGAAATCTAATAATCTAACTGGTGTAATGCTCTTGAGATCATTACAGGCAGCAACTGATGATAATACGAATGTTTATTGGCAACTTCTACAAAATGCAACACTGACTGGAGGAACTTGGGTAAATCATCCCGATCTAAACTCTTTTATGCAGTATAATATTACTCAAACTGCAGTATCTGGTGGAAGTGATCTTTTAAGTGGTTTTGTGATTGGTGGTGGTGGGTCATTAGTTGATCTTGATATTAGAGCAGCACTTCAGTTAGGTAGAAGTGGTATTGGAACAATTAGTGATACTTATACTCTTGTTTGTGCATCTCCAAACACCAACAAAAAAGCACTTGCAGTATTGAACTGGATTGAACAAAGGTAATTTTTTATGAGTGACGTATATCTTGGTAATCCCCTATTAAAAAAAGCAAATACACCAATTGAGTTTACTCAAGAACAAATTCTTGAGTTTGTTAAATGTAAACAGGATCCTGTTTATTTTGCAAAAAACTATGTAAAAATTGTAACTCTTGATAAGGGATTGCAGCCTTTTCAGTTGTATCCATTTCAGGAAAAGTTAGTAAACAATTTCCATAATCATCGATTTAATATCTGTAAGATGCCACGACAGACTGGTAAATCTACAACTGTGGTATCATTTCTTCTACACTATGCAGTGTTTAATGATAATGTAAATATAGGTATCCTAGCTAACAAAGCGGCAACTGCAAGAGAGCTTTTAGACCGTTTGCAAACTGCATATGAAAACTTACCAAAATGGATGCAACAGGGCATCATTGCATGGAATAAGGGATCATTGGAATTGGAGAATGGAAGTAAGATCTTGGCTGCTTCTACTTCTGCTTCTGCGGTTCGTGGTATGTCTTTCAATATCCTCTTCTTGGACGAATTTGCGTTCGTTCCAAATCACATTGCAGATTCATTCTTTGCTTCGGTTTATCCTACAATTACTTCAGGTAAAAGTACGAAAGTAATTATCGTCTCTACCCCACACGGTATGAATCATTTCTACCGCATGTGGCACGATGCTGAGCGTGGCAAAAATGAATATGTGTTTACTGATGTTCATTGGTCTGAAGTTCCTGGAAGAGATTCGGAATGGAAGAAGCAGACCATTGCAAACACTTCTGAACAGCAATTTAAAGTTGAGTTTGAATGTGAGTTCTTAGGATCTGTTGATACTCTAATTGCTGCGAGTAAACTTAGAACGCTTGTCTACGATCATCCTAAGACCCGTAGTGGGGGATTGGATGTATATCAAGATCCAATTGACGAACATGATTATTTAATTACCGTAGACGTTGCTCGTGGAGTTGGAAACGATTATTCAGCATTTACCGTTGTAGATATTACAAGTTTTCCTCATAGGGTAGTTGCCAAGTATCGAAATAATGAAATCAAACCCATGCTTTTTCCAAGCGTAATTGTTGATCTTGCAAAGAGTTACAATGGCGCATTTATTCTTTGCGAAGTTAATGACGTAGGAGATCAAGTAGCTTCAATTATTCATTATGATCTTGAGTATAATAATCTGCTGATGTGTTCTATGCGTGGAAGAGCAGGTCAGATTGTTGGTCAGGGATTTTCTGGAAAGAAAACTCAACTGGGAGTTAAGATGTCCAAAGCAGTTAAAAAAGTTGGATGCCTCAACCTCAAAACCATGATCGAGGAAGATAAATTAATCTTCAATGATTATGAAATTATGAGTGAACTTACAACATTCATTCAAAAAAATAATTCATTCGAAGCAGAGGAAGGATGTAATGATGATCTTGCAATGTGCCTTGTAATTTATGCTTGGTTAGTTGCTCAAGATTATTTTAAAGAACTTACAGATCAGGATGTTAGAAAGCGTTTATATGAGGAGCAGAAAAATCAAATAGAGCAAGATATGGCTCCTTTCGGATTTATTATTGATGGAACAGATGAAACTAGTTTTGTAGATACTGATGGTGATAGATGGTATACTGATGAATATGGTGATCGCGCATATATGTGGGAGTACATGACTTAATGGACTTAGACGGTCAATTAAAACTTGGTCACTTATTGTTTAAAGAAAGAAGTTGTAGAACTTGTGGACAACAAAAAAATTTAATGGAAAATTTCTATAAAATTAGAAAAGGATCTGGGGCATCTTCATATTCTTATGAATGCAAAGACTGTACAAAAAGACGGGTAGTTTTAAGCAGAATGACCTCAGTAGTTCTGGATAAATGGGAATATCCTGATTGGTAAACTGTTCATGCAGTGTTTCCCCACTCAAAGATGTATTTTTAATAAATATTTTTTAGATAAACTGAGATCTAACGGAGAAAAACATGGCGACTCCTCAATTATCTCCTGGTGTACTTATCAGGGAAGTTGACTTAACTGTAGGAAGAGCTGATAATGTTCTCGATAATATCGGAGCAATTGCGGGTCCTTTTACAATGGGTCCAATCGATGAACCAATCGATATTGCAACAGAAAATCAATTAATCAATACATTTGGAAAACCATTATCTACCGATGGGCAATATGAATATTGGATGACTGCATCCACATTCTTGAGCTATGGTGGAGTAATGAAGGTTGTCAGAACAAATGATGATAGTTTAAATAATTCAAATGCTGCTGTTGGTCTGGCCAACACTACATTAAAAATTAAAAATTATGATGATTATATTGCAAATTACTCTGACGATAGTGTATCCTGGGTTTTCTCTTCAAAAAATCCTGGATCCTGGGCAAACAATTTAAAGGTTTGTGTAATTGATGATAAAGCAGATCAAACAATTGGAATTACTACTACAAACCTGGCAAGTGTTGGAGCTGTAGTTGGACATGGTGTTACTGTCTCTCTTGCTGGTGTTACTATCCCTGGAGATGGAACAACGAGTAATTTCACCGGTTATTTAAAGGGTATAATCACTGGCGTATCCACAGATTCAACAAACGGTAATAGTACATTTGATGTAAAAATTGTTTCTAGAGTCAGTTCTGTTGGTGTAGATACTTCAATTGACTATAAGCAGTCTGATGCATCTTCAGCATTTGCTGTAAATAATACATTAAACTTTATCAACAATTCGGGAATCCAAACAGGAAATGCTACGGCACAAACTGTAGTTGATTGGTATGATCAACAAACAATTGGACTGACAAATTCCACTGTTTATTGGAAATCTATCGCACCAAAACCAGGAACTTCATCATACGCATCAGAAAGAAATTGCAAAAATGATGAAGTACATGTTGTAGTTTATGATGATAGAGGAACTGTTACTGGCATCCAAGGAAATCTGTTAGAAAAGCATATTGGACTTTCCAAAGCATCTGATGCAGTATCTGCAATAAATTCGCCACAGAAAATTTTCTGGAAAAATTACATTGCAGATAATTCAAATTACATTTATGCTGGTGACAATCCTTCTGTTGGTATAGATTCTTATAACAATACAAGACCATTATCTACAGGATTTTCAACAGCATATACCCCATACACATCATCATCTGGTCAGTGGAATTTGCCAGCACAGGGTATAAGTTTCAGCGCAATTGGAAATGTATCATACACTTTAACTGGTGGTATTGATTATTCCACAACTAATGGAATGGCTGCAGACTTAGCGAATTTAATAACTTCATATGGTTTGTTTGCAAATAAAGATGAAGTTGCTGTTGATTATCTGCTCATGGGACCTGGATTACCAGTCATATATGATTCGCAAGCAAAAGCAAATTATCTAATTTCTATTGCAAATCAAAGAAAGGATTGTATTGCAGTCATTTCTCCACATAGAGCAAATGTTGTTAATGTTACCAACTCCACAACTCAAACAACTAACATAATTCAATTCTTCTCTCCACTCTCATCATCTTCCTATGCAGTATTTGATAGTGGATATAAGTATACCTACGACAGATTTAATAACACTTTCCGCTACATTCCATGCAACGGTGATGTTGCTGGATTAATGGTAAGAACTGCAATTACTTCATATCCTTGGTTCTCACCTGCTGGTCAGCAAAGAGGTGTATTGAACAATGCAACTAAACTTGCATACAATCCATCAAAAGCACAAAGAGATCAGTTATATCCATTGAGAGTTAACTCAATCATCAATCAACCAGGAACTGGAGTAATTCTTTACGGAGATAAAACCGCTTTATCATATGCCTCAGCATTTGATAGAATCAACGTTCGCCGTCTCTTCTTAACGATTGAACAGGCACTCGAAAGAACTGCAAATGCACAACTCTTTGAACTGAATGATCAGATTACAAGATCAAACTTTGTTAATATTGTTGAACCATATCTGAGAGACATTCAGGCAAAGCGTGGTCTTTACGACTTCTTA